ATTGATGCCGCCGATGCCGGCGTACTGCTGCTGATTGACCGGAGCGACGAACTGCCCGCCATATGCCTGGAACGGATTGTTGGCAACGGTATTGGCCGCAGAGCCCATCAAGCCCTGGTAGGCTTGCATCGCCTGCGGGGCGGGCGTCTGGTTTGTGGTTGTGGTGTTCGTCTTGCTGCTCATCTCAGGATACCTTCTCGCGCTTCTGCAGCATCAAGTGCGTCTGTTTGCTCAGAAGTTTCGATAGCCGTGGGATTCGCCAATAGTCTTCCTCTGCGGGCTGCTGTTTTGCGACCCAGTCCGCATTGTGAACGAAGAAGGCGCCGACCGGAATACCGAGAAAGCGTCGATATAGTCGAACCTTCGCCGCCATTTGCATTGATGTCAGTACGCCAATGATAAGAGGTATTTTTTTCCCGGCCCGTTGCGTAAGCAGATCGGACGTGTGCTTGGCGTATTCCAGTAAAATTTTGCTGTAGTCGGACCTTCGATGATCTGGATGAACCCAGCAAAACGTCTCGTCGAGATGCGTTTCCGATGTGTACCAGACTGTGGCCAACTGCATCAGAAGCATGGCGCGGATTTCGCCGGGGGCGCCGATCAAGGCGAGAATGCCGCCCTTGCGTTCCCACACCCGCGCCAGGGTCTGCCGCACCCGCTCATCATCCAGCGGGAACAAGCCGCTCTCGGCGTGCATGACGCGGACGAGACTGATCACCTCCGCCTCGTCGCTGCGCTGGGCAAGTCGGACTTTAGAGCCTGTCTGCAGCATCAGTCCCTCACCGGGCGCAACAGACCAGGGCAGTCGCGGCTCCATTTTCCACGCCATGTATACACCGTGTCTGTACCGTCTTCTTCTTCCCTGATGAAGAGATCACCGCTCCACGGCATCGATTCTGGAAGTTGTGGCCCGTGGGGTATTTTCCCCTTCATATGGGCCACTGTCAAAGAAGCAGCGAAAAACTCATCGTCTGTCATGTCAGTTGGGCTTGCTTCTGTCGTCTGGCTCGTTCATGGAAATCAGTTCCCCGAGCACCATGTAAGTCTGCCGCAGACACGCCATGTCCATGCGCAGCCGCGCCGTGATCACCAGATCGGGCGCAATCTCGCCTGCGGTCGGCGTGAATCGCGCGGTCGCGAACGTCAGGTTGATCACGCCGTTGAGATGCCCGCGGCCTACGAGTTCGTTGACGAAGGTGATCGGAATCTCATAGGGATCGGTGATCGTCAGAGAGATCGGCTTGTCGGTGTCGTCGGTCATGTCATCCCTTTGCCGGGCCTGGGAGTTTTTTCAGGGTGCGGATGTGCTCTTTCCGCATGTCGGTCATCCACTTGTCGAGCACGGCATGGCCGCGCTTGAGATCGCCGCCGCCGACCCGCGCAACGATGTCGGGATGGATCACGAACTCGCCGCCTGCGGTCATGACGGGCACCGGCTGGCCGACAGAGTTCGAGCCGCGTGAGCCGCCGGTATCCGCCGGGATTTTCCCCATCGCAGGCGGGCGCGGGGCGCCGGCGCCGTGCTTGATGCCCATGTTGTGGCCCATGCCATAGGGGCCGGATTGTCCGAACATGTGCGACAAGATCGCCTGCCCGGCGTTGGTATTGTTCTGCCCGATGTGGCTCACTGTGTCGGCGTTCACCACGTAGGCGCCGCCGGGGACGGACATTTTGTGATTGTCGGTTCTCCCCGGGACCACGGAGTTGATCGGCCCGGTGTGCATCATCCCGCGCGCCTCCGCCTTGACCTGCCACGGCGCCTGCGGGCCGCCGAGGGCAAAGCCTGCAATACCAGCTTGCCCACCTCTGGCGCGGCCTATTCCAAGATAGCGCGCCGTGTCCTCACCCATGTAATCGTGCATCTTCTCGTAGCGCGCGTCTGCCTCATCCGCAGACGAGTATGATGGCCACTGGTTCCAGCCATTCTGCGTAGCGCGCTGCACGGCATCTGGGACCGGCAAAATCTTTCCATCCCATACCGTCGGTATGTTGTAGTATTTTTCATCCGGACCCTGCACCACTGCTTGATACACAGTGGAAACGCTCCCGTCAGAGTTCGTCACCTTGCCGGCACCATTCAGATTATTCAAGTGGTGCTGATAGATGTTCTGCTCCTGTGGAGTCAAACCAAGGTCCGAAGATGCTGCGGCAAAATTGGATGGAGGCGGTGCTGGCGCGGCGCCTGCATCATCAACGCTGCCACCATCAGCCTTTCCTCGCCGCTTCGTCGCGTATGCGATGGCCAAGGCCTGGCGCTGATCCTTCACGTGCGGGCTCTTGCCGATTTCCCCGACGAGCGTCCTCACGTTCGTCTTGAACGCAGAATCGCTTTTCGAATGGATCAGCGGCATGGGATCACCCCGCCTTCACGTCATGCAGCGCAGCGCCTTCGGCCGGTTGCGCGCCGACCGGCGATGATGCAGAGGGCGTCAAGGCAGTGTCCGTCGGCCCACCGTTTCCCAACTGGGTCGCCTCGAACTTGAGATCGGAGTGCATCGCATCGATCTGTTTCGTTACGTCCTCGATGTCGCCGACGAACGCGGCCGACGTCTGCTCGAACGTGGTGACGGCGTTGCGCGCATGGGCGATGCGTGCCTTGGCTGCCTGGAACGCGGCGCCCAATCCCTTGATTTCCATGTCCATCTCCGAGTGCTTGCAGGGCGGCGGTTTATGCGCCGTGTGTTTCGCTGGTGGGCGGGGTGTCGGCGTCGGTATCGGGGGCGATCGACGGAACGGCGTGCCAGGACCAACGTTTGTTAAAAGCGTCGGCTCGACGCGCGTTGGCACATACAGCCAAGCGGTGCGCGCGCCGAAGCTCTCCGATGTTTGCATCCATATCCAGGCTAAGATACCGGCCGCCGCCATGGCGCACAGCACCCAACCGATCGAGTTCGTCTGCGATTGTTCCTGCATGCAGACCGCCAAAGAGGCCGGCTCGACATAGCCGCCAGTGATCAAAGGAAGTGAGTAGCAATGCATGGGACGTCATGACGGGTTGATCACGATATATTGGAAGGTGCCGCCGCTCGTCGCCGACCCGGCCTGCGTCGATAGCGTGAAGCTGGCGCCCGGCGTCAGCGTCGAGACGAACAGGCCGTTGGTACGAACGATCAACGCCGCGGTCGCGTTCGTCGGCATCGCGAACACCAAGCTGTTGGCGGCGACCGCCGGTTGCGTGACGATGGTGGTGGTAGCCGCCGAAAAAGTGAACGACCCGGTGATGCGCGGCAGCAGGTTCAGCAGGGTCTGGTTGATGACGGAGAGGTTGCGCACCGATCCCTGCATGGTGCTGACGACATCGGTGAGGCTGCCGCCGAGTTGCGGGCCTGTCGGGCCTCCGATGACCGGGCTTCCCATCAGCGCCTCCCGGCCGCCGCGTAGCGATAGCGCACCTTGCCCAATCTCCAAAAACTACCGACGTCGCTCGACGCCACTGTGATCGACATCAGCGCGCCGCGAAAGCGTACCGATACGTATTCGGTCGATTGGGTGACCGTATAAGGCCCGTAGCTCGTCGGCGCGTCTCCCGGATAGTTCGTCACGTTGAACGTCAACTGAATCTGCGCGGTCTGCGCGGCGCCGAAGAAGCTCCACCGGAAATCAGGATAAATCTGGTCGACGAAGGCGTAGTCCTCACCTTCCGCGATGTAGAAATACCCCGTGGTGAAAGCGGGCAGCATCGGTTGCCCGTCGGCATCGTTCGACGTCTCGTGCTGATAGATGATGCCGGTCGGGCTGGCGCCGATCGGATTTCCCAGCACCGTCTGATCGATCCAGGCCGAACGCGCCAACGATCCGTAATCCCATGGCGCGCCCGGGTCGGTGATGTTGAACTTGACGTAGGAGTCATTTTCCCCGTTCGCGCTCGCTGCGGATGGAAACTCCCATCCGGCCTCGTTGTAGGGCGTGTTCGGCAGCGCCCGGACATTCTGCACAAAACTGGTGTTCATGTTCTGGAACACGAAATCCCACACCGGACACGGGATGACCGAAACACCTGACCCGGTGAACCCATAGAAGTTCGACGGCCCCATCCAGTAGACATTGCCGCGCAGTTGTTGGGCAGCGTGCGAGGAGATCAGCCCGGCGCCGGCCCCGATCTTGTTGAAGCCGTAGACGAACGGCTGGCCCTGGTAGTTCGCCGCCCACAGGTCGAGATCGGTCCAGAACAGGTTCTGATTGGCGACCGCCATCCCGCCCATGATCTTCGATCCGATTGGGATGCGGAAGTTTCCCGCCTGGTTCGTCGTCAATGGCGTCCATTGGCTGAAGTTGCCGCTGTCGCACCACGCGATAAGCATCGGATCTAACTCGACCCCGATATTCTCGACCGCTGTCGATCCCCACACGAACATGATCTGTTGCGAATTGGAGATGAACATGCCGTTGTTGAAGATCGGCGCATTCGGCACCAGTCCGGCGTTGGCAAAACCTCCTATCGGGTTGAACTCGTAAACGCCACCCCCACGCGGGCACGCCATCAGGATTTGGCCCCAATTGTCCATCGTCCAGTCGGTCGCCGTGATCTCTGTCCCGGTCTGGCTCGATCCCGTCACGCCGGTCCCGTAGCCGCCGGACCCGTAAGTGCCGAGGCCATACCCGGCGCCGATCGCCGGAGGCCCCAGGTTGATGTAATAGATCAGCTCGGCTTTGCCGTTGTTCATCACGAACACGCCGCTGGTGCTCGCTTGATTGGCTACCGTGATCGAGAAGTTATTCGCGTCAGTCACCGAGATGACCGTATAGGCGCCGACGATCGTGACCCCATTCCCCGTCGTGGAGACCGGGAAGATGACCGTGGCGCCGGCCGCTAAGCCGTGGTTGTTCAGGTAGACCGACACGTTCGCACCGCCGCTCGTCGCCGTGAACACCGGGACAGACGAGAACACGATATTGTCGCCGCTGCCCACCCCGGGAGACGCGACGGTGGTGCTGATCACGACCGTCGTGCCGGTCACCGACGATACGATCGCGCCGGCCGGGATCGCCGTTGTCGCGATGATATCCGACACCACCATGTTCGCCACGACCCACGACGGCGTCGCCGTGAAATTCAGCGTATTGCCGCCCGCAATCGTGCTGGCATTCGTCGCGTTCGGGTTCAGCGCGGTCGTCGCCGCCGCTGTCGCCGCCGCGATATTGAACGTGTGCGCTCCTCCGATCAGCGTTATCGGATAGAGACCGGAAAGCACGATCCCGCCCTGCGACACCGGGACATTGAAGAACACCGAATCGTAGATCGTGACGTTGCTGATGTTCGGGTCGGTGATGCTGACCGTCGTCGTTCCGGCGGTCGCCGAAATGTTGGGAGCGAAATCCGACGTCAGGATCTGCGGCGTGATGTCCTGATATACGCCGCCGGTGATGACGGCAAGCTGCGTTGTCGAACCCATTCCCAGATGGTTGGTGCCGTTCAAGTCCTCCCACGCATGCAGGTCGCGCGGCACGCCCGGCACAGCGTTGGGATAGAATTTCTGCCAGCCGCCGAGCTTCTGTACGAGGCCGTCCTTGTAGCGAATCAGTTGGCTCTGCGCGACGCCCGCCTCCAACAACGTCGGCGTTCGCTCCACATTGACGCCGGGGATGAGGCGGACCTCGCCGAAGGGCATGGATCAGGTCTTGATCAAAGTCACGCCGGCGATGATCGCGGGCGGGAGAGTCGTGGCCGCCGATGGACTGGCGTTGCCTACCTGATGGGTGTGGTTGGCACTTTCGGTGCCGGTGGTTTGCGCGTTCTGTGACGGCAAGTTTGTTCCGCCGCCACCTCCACCGAAATTGAAGTTTGCTATTGCGCCTGCCGCTGTGTGCGAGTGCGCTGCGCTTTCAATACCTGTCGTCTGCAGCGGCATGTTCCCGGCGGCGAGCGTCAGATTCTGCGCGCCGCCGGCCGCGCCGAGGGTCGCCCCGTTGACGCCGCTACCCGCGGTCGTCACGCGGCCGACGCCAGCCGTTCCGATCGCCATACGGACGCGCTGCTGCAGATCAGGAACCCCGAACGTCGTCGCGCCGTTGCCGCCGAACGTGGAGCCGAGCTGGGCGCTGAGCGACGGAAACACGCTGGAGGTATAGACCGAGCCGTCGCACAACAGATAGGGCGCAACCGTGCACGCACTCACCCATGCCGGCGTCGTCGCCGCGGCCAGATCGAGATACGACCCGACCCGCCCCATGTTGACGTATTTCATATTCGTGCCGTCGCTGTAGACGTGACACGCTTCGCCTGGCGGTGCCGTGATGTTGTTGCCGGCGCCTCCGGTCAGCAGCACATAGAACGCGCCGACCGTGCAGTTGTTCTCGACGATGTAGTATCCCGGCAGGGTGAAGGTGATCGTGCAGTTGCCGGTCAGCGTGCCGCTGAACTTGATCACCGCATTCTGCTGCTGGTTCGGCCCAGCCCCGGGAGTGATCGACCCGGCCGGCGCGCTCAGCGACACGTTGGCATTGGTCAGGCTGACAGTGGTGACGCCGCCGAACATGCCGTCGATGGCGGTGAAATCCGGGTTGAGCGCCGCGCTGCCCCACGTGCCGACGAGGTCGCCGGTGTTGGGGATGATGAGCGCCTTCAGCGGGGTGACGGGTTCGACCATGTCTTCAAGTCCTCGGCGGGGTCGCCTGCGGCGCCGGGATCATCGGCGACCAGCCGGCCTGCGTGGCCTTCTTGCGCGACTCTTCGATTCCAGCGCCGGACAGCAACTTGGTGTATTGCATGCCCCACGTGACGCCCTGCTGCGGATCGTCTACAGCGGCGCCGTAGTTTTTCATGTAGCCGGCGGCGAATTCCATCGACGCCGCGACGTACAAATCCTCGAAATAAACCGTCAACAGGGTGGTCGCGACGCTCGACGACAACTGCGGCGGACGGATGGTGCCGACCACCTCGATCGGATACGCCGCGTTCGGCCACGGCCCGACGATGAACGTCGATTGCGAGACGGACGCGAAGTAGACCGGGACCGTCGACCCGGCGGACGAGTTCCACAGGAAGTCGAGCATCTCCTTAGATGACCGCACCAGCGCATTGCGGGTTCCGACGTCCGGGCTTGCCGCGCCGACCGGAGTGATGACGTTGATGTCCTCTACGACGTAGAACGTGCCGATCGTGGACGGCAGGTTGAACGTCCTAGTCCCGCTCGTCAGTGTGGCGGAGGCATCCCGCACCACGGTATTGAGCAAATCGAGATCGCGATAGCATCGGTTGTCGGCGAACGCGATCATGTTGGGCAGCATGGTATTGAAACCGGCGTCGCTGGCCGGAACCGGTATCAGGTTGGCGATGGTGTTGACGTATTGAGTATAGGTGAGAGGCATTGCCCTATACCATGATCTCGGTCAGGCTGATGGAGCCCTGGGCCGTCGCGCTCGCCAGCGGATAGATGACGGCCGAATTGTTCGTGCCGGACGCGATGAAGACCTGGTAGGTCGTTGCCGCCGCCGAGCCTGGAAAGTCAAGCCAATCGTATGCGACCGAGAGCTTGTTGATCGACGCCGCCGTTGCCGCCACGACCAGCAACTGCGGCCCGATGACCAGAGACGCCCTCTGCATCGAAAGCGTCATGCTGTTGCCGTTGTTAATGTTTCCGTAGTTTGGAGCCTTGACCCAGACGCCATTGACCGGACTGGTCGGCGTGATGCTTGCCGACATGATCGTCCCAGTGAAGATGGTGGTTGTTATCGACGACGTTGCATTGGTGAACGAGAAAACGGTCTGCACGCTATCGCCGGGCTTCTTGATTCCGGGTCCGAACACCTGCACGGTCGTTGGAGTGCCGGCGTACTGCCCCGCCGTGGTCATATTGGCGTATTCAAAATATCCCAAGATGGTGAAAGGCTTATTGCCGACAGCCACTCCGGCGTAAAACACGCCAGCCGAAAGCGCTGTACTGCTGATGGCGATCGTCGTCTGCAAAGTATGCTCGGCCAGCGGAACAATCTGGCTGGCCACCGTTGCATTGGACAGAACGAGACAGTTGATCACCCCGATCGTCGGCGTCGTTCCAGTATCGTGCGCGGTGATCCAGGCGCGGAACGGATTGCCGCTGATCGCGCCCAAAGTCGCGCTCTGCGTCACCGTGATCGACAGCGCCGCGGTTGCCGAGCGCCAGTTGACGGCACCGCTCGGCAGGGTCGTATCGCGGAACGGGAACAGCACCGGATTGGTCGCCGACGGCGCCGCCGCGTTGTTGCCGACGATGTTGATCGTCAGCGCGCTTGCCGACGTGCTGACGGTGAACCCCATGTTCACCGGAACGGTGAACCCATAGGGCGGGTTG